GGCGGACACCAAAGGCTAAAAGTATTAAAAGAATTAGGATATACAGAAATAGAATGTAATATTGTTGATTTGGATAAAAATAAAGAAAAAGCCTTAAATATTGCATTAAACAAAATATCTGGAGAATGGGACAATGATAAATTAGAAGAACTACTTGCAGAATTAAAAGGCGAGGAAATAGATATGGACATAACAGGTTTTTCTTTTGATGAAGTAGATAATATATTAAAAGATGTAACAGGCTCAAAAGAAGATGACTTTGACATAGAACAAGCATTAAATGAAATTGATGAACCAGTAAGCAAAGTTGGAGATGTTTGGATATTAGGTAAACATAGACTAATGTGTGGAGATAGTACACAAAAAGAAAATGTAGATAAGCTAATGAATAACAATTTAGCTGACTTTATATTAACAGATCCACCATATAATGTGGATTATGAAGGTAAAACACAAGAAGCCTTAAAAATAGAAAATGACAATATGAATGAAACTGAATTTTATAATTTCTTGTTAGATTCATTTAAAAATATGTATGAAAGTGCAAAATATGGAAGTTCTATATATGTATTTCACGCAGATACAGAAGGTTTAAACTTTAGAAATGCTTTTAAAAATGTAGGGTTTAAGTTAGCTCAATGTTTAGTATGGGTTAAAAATACTTTTGTTATGGGTAGACAAGATTATCAATGGAGACATGAACCTATATTATATGGTTGGAAAGAAGGAGCAGGACATTATTTTATAGATGATAGAAAACAAAGTACAGTTTTAGAGTTTGACAAGCCTACAAGAAATGCAGAGCATCCAACTATGAAGCCTATTGATTTGTTAGTGTATCTTATAAAAAATTCTAGCAAAGAAAATCAATTAATATTAGATTTATTTGGTGGAAGCGGTTCGACATTGATAGCATCAGAGCAAACAAAAAGAATATGCTATACAATGGAATTAGATCCAAAGTATTGTGATGTTATCGTAAAAAGATGGGAAAATCTAACAGGAGAGAAAGCAATACTAGAAAAGTAACGGAGGTGGGTGATATGTATTGACAGAGGCACAAATTGAAAGTATAAAAAAAGATTATTTACAAGGAATGAAATACAAAGATATTATTGCAAAATACAATATCACTCAACCAGAATTACGAAGTATTATTAGAAAGAATAAATTGAATAGAAGTAAAAGTATGGCTCAAATGGGAAATACAAATTCAATAGGAAATAATGGTGGAGCACCAGAAGGAAATAAAAATGCAATAACAACAGGAGAATATGAAAATATTTACAAAGATGTGTTAGAACCAGAAGAATTAGAATTATACGAAAATTATGAAGTTGATGATAAAGAACAACTATTGATAGAACAATATAAAATACTTACTATTAGGGAAAAAAGAATGTTAAAGAGAATTGGTGAATTAAAACAGCGAGGCAAAGACATGACAATTAACTTTATAAGAAACAAAAAAAGTAAAGCAGAAACAGAAACAATTACAGATGCAGAACCAACATTAAATTTGATTCAAAGAATAGAGGATGGACTTACAAGGGTTCAAGAAGCTAAAAGAAAATGCATTGATAGTTTAGCAAAATTAGATAATGGCGAAAATGATAATACATTAAATGTAAACATAACAACAAATTCACTTTTAGAAAGCATAAACAGACAATTAGGTGGTGGTCAAAATGGAAGAAAATGAGCAATTCCCATTGTCTGAAAAGTATATAGATTTTCTAAACCATGATGCAAGTACGGAATTTTTGGAAGGCACAACATTTGCAGGAAAAACAACAGTTGCTGTTCCTAAATTTATGTTTAAAGTTGCTCAAAGTCCAAAGAAATTACATATAATTGCAGGGTTAGACCTTGGAACAATAGAAAAAAACATAATAAACAAAGATAAAGGATTAATAGAAATATTTGGAGAATATGCAAATGGTGGTTGTATAGAATATAACGCAAATGGTAAAGGTGTACATTCATTACCACATATTTTATATCATACGCCAAATGGAGTAAAAGTTATCTACATTGTAGGATATGATAATAAAACAAGATGGAAAAAGGTACTAGGAGGACAATATGGCTGTATTCTTATAGACGAGTTTAATATTGCTGATATGGACTTTGTAAGAGAAATTTTTATGCGTTGTGATTATAGACTATGTACTATGAATCCAGATGATCCAAATAAGGAATGTTACAGTCAATTTGTTAATAAATCAAGACCAACAGAAAAATATAAAAATGATGCACCAGCTGAATTATTAAATATGCTTAATCAAGAACAAATGGACGATTGGACTTGGTGGTATTTTTCTTTTGATCATAATAAAAGTTTAACACCAGAAAAGAAACAAAATATAATAAATTCTGTACCAGTAGGTACAAAACTATGGAAAAATAAAATAAAAGGTTTACGAGGCAAGGCTACAGGTCTTGTTTTTCTTAATTTTGATAGAAGAAAACATTGTATTACTAAAGAAGAAGCAAAAAAATATTTAAAATCAAGCGAAAGTGAAACATTACAATTAACTACTAGATTTGAAAAAACACAAAGACAACATGGGGAATATTTTATTATATTTACAGCAGGATTAGATACATCTTACAGTTCATTAAGCCCTGATACAATAGCAATGTCATTTGCAGGTATTACAAATAAAGGTAAATATATATTGCTAGATGAAAGAGTATATAATAATGCAAATTTAGAAGAACCATTAGCACCAAGTGATACAGTAAAAAACTTTGTGGACTTCCTAGAAAGAAATAGGAAAGAATGGGGATTAGCAAAGAATGTATTTATTGATAATGCAGACCAAGCAACAATTAAAGAATTTGCTAAATATAAAAGGCAAACAGGATGTATTTATGTGTTTAATGATGCATGGAAAGCTAAAATGCAAATAATAGATAGAATAAATACACAGTTAGGATGGTTTAAAGATTTCTGTTATTTGATTGTAGATACTTGTATTAATTATTGTAATGAATTGGATGTTTACAGTTGGAAAGAAGATAAAGATAACGAACCTGAAGATGCAAATGATCATATGATTAACAGTTGTCAATACAGTTGGATTCCATATGTAAGCAAGATAGGAGTTTTAAAATGAAGTTTGGAGAAAGAGTGAAAAGTATGATTAAATCATGGTTAGATATTAGACCAGCACAAGGTCAAACATTTATAATAAATGAAAATATAGATTTTCAAGCAAATTGTATAAGAAATAAGATTTGGTATAGAGGAGATAGTAGAGAATTATCTGAATTTTATGGTCAATTACCATTTTCAAGTGATACTTTTTGGGGTGCAGTACAAACAGCAGACATTAGAATGAAAAAATCACATTCTGGTTTGCCTAAATTAATAGTAAAAACAATTATAAATACAGTAATGACAGACTATGCTGGAGATGATGTTGAAGATGAATATTGGAAACAGGTCAAAAAAGAAAATGAATTTGATAGTAAAATGCTAAAAGTATTATTAGCGGACTTATTACATGTTGGAGATGGAGCAATAAAAATAAATTATGATGCTAATATATCAGATAAAGCTATTCTTGAATGGGTAGAAGGTTCAAAAATAGAATTTATTTATAGTAGAGGTAGATTAATAGAACTTGTATTTAAATCATATCATGAAGCAAACAACACAACATATATGTTGGAAGAACATTACGGATATGGATATATAACTTATAAGTTATTAAAAGATAATAAAGAAGTACCACTAAAAACAGTAAAAGAATTAGAAAAATTAGAAAACATTACTTTTGATAAATCAGTTATGTGGGCAATTCCAATAATGTTAAATGAATCAGCAAAATATAAAGGTAGAGGAGAATCTATTTTTGAAGGAAAATATGATTCTTTTGATAGTTTAGATGAAATAATTTCACAATGGTTAGAAGCAGTTAGGGCTGGTAGAGCAATAAAATATATTCCTGAAAATATGATACCAAGAGATCCTAACACAGGGGAATTTTTAATAAATAGTAATCCGTTTGACAATAAATATATTAAACCTGAAGCAAATATGAACGAAAACAGCCAAAATAAAATAGAAATACAACAAGCAGAAATACCAACAGAAAATTATTTAGAATCTTATATTACATTTTTAGATTTATGCTTACAAGGAATTGTAAGTCCATCTACTTTGGGAATTGATAATAAGAAGTTGGATAATGCAGAAGCACAAAGAGAAAAAGAAAAGACAACATTATATACTAGAGGTTTAATAATAGATACTTTAACAGATTTTATACCTAAAGTTATAAATGTAGTATTAAAATCAAGAGCTCAAATGGAGAAAAAGCCAATTCCAGAAGATATAGAAGCTACTGTAAAATTTGGAGAATACAATAATCCAAGTTTTGAAGCACAAGTAGAAACAGTAGGAAAAGGTAAAACACAAGGAATAATGAGTATAGAAGCTTCTGTTGATGAGTTATATGGAGACAGTAAAGACGAGAAATGGAAACAAGAAGAAGTTGCAAGATTAAAAGCAGAACAAGGAATTGTTGAAATAGATGAACCAGCAGTTAACTTTGATTTAGAAATGAATGAAGATGGTAACGACACAAATGTCGCTACCAATACTAAAAATAATGTAGAAGGTCAAAAAAAAGAGAAGAAAGACCAGGAGAATGTTGTAAATGAATAATGAATATGATATTGCAAAAGCATTTCAAAGAATAGAAGAAACTCTAATAAAATCTATGAAAAGAAATCTTACAAGACATCTAAATGAGGAAAAAGAGTTAGGAATGAATTGGAGTGCATGGCAAACTGAACAATTAAAATCTTTAGAACAATTTAAAAGGAATAATAAAAAATTGTTTAAAAAGGACTTTTCTACTATAAATGCTGATATTGAAGAATTAATTAAAAAAAGTTATGAGAATGGCAAACTAAATCAAGAAAGATTAATATTAGAAGCTATTAAAGATGGAAGTTTCAACAGTAATGATAAACATATAAACAAATTATGGCACATATATAAAACAAGCAAAAATAAAAGAATAAAGAAAAAACAACTAAGTAGAATTTTTGAAAAAATAAATCAAGCAGAATCAAACTTTTTTGAAATAAATGAAAGAAAGCTAAAAGCATTAATAAATGAAACAAGAGAAAACTTTGAAAAGGCAGAAATGTCAATATTAAGATATTCTAATGATCAATATAGAAAAATAATATACGATGCTCAAGTATATGCAAATACAGGTTCAGGGACAGTACAACAAGCGATTGATATGGCAACAAAAGATTTTCTTTCAAAAGGAATAAATAGTATTCAATACACAAATGGTGTAATGGTAAATATAGCATCTTATGCGGAAATGGCAATAAGAACAGCAAATAAAAGGGCATACTTACAAGGCGAAGGAACTAAAAGGGCGGAATGGGGAGTACATACAGTATTAGTTCCAAATCGTGGCGGAGGATGTCCTTATTGTATTAAATTTCAAGGAAAAATATTTATTGATGATGTATGGAGTGGAGGAACAGAAGCGGAAAGTAAAGAAACAGGTTATCCTTTGTTAAGTACAGCAGTAAAAGCGAAACTGTTTCATCCAAATTGTAAAGATACAGCGGTTACATACTTTCCTGGCATAAATACAGATGTTATTCCACCGACCAAGGAAGAACTTGAAATAAAACGAAGAAATTACATAATAGAACAAAAACAAAGATATAACGAACGCCAAATCAGAAAATATAAAAGGTTAGAATTTGGGAGTATAGATGATGAAGATATAGAAAAATACCATAAAAAAAGGAAAGAATGGCAGTTATATAATAAGCAATATTGTAAAGAACATAATTTAAAAAGACGATATGAAAGAGAAGATATAAAGGGGGTGTAAAATATGGGGAATGAACAATTTATTGAAAAATGCAAAGAAATAGTTAAAAACTATGAAATGGATCATTTAGATAAAAGTGATAATATTCCAAATTTTGAAGTTTTTGTTGTTTGGCAATGTAAAACACTTCAAAACAATAAGGCATTATTAAGTACAACATTATTTAATGGAATGTATTATGAATGTACATATAATGGAGACAAAAAAGAGTTATATTTAGATGCTTATAAGAAATTTGAAAATAGATGTATAAATATGGAGGAAAATTAAATGAAGTTAATGATTAGTCAACCAATGCGTGGAAAAACCACAGAACAAATTGAAGCAGAAAGAAAGGCTTTAGTAGAACAATTAGAAAAAGAAGGACATGAAGTAGTAAATACAATATTTGCTGAAGAAACACCAAAAGACTGTGACACAGCTCTATATTATTTATCAAAATCCGTAGAAGCAATAGGAAAAGTTGATGGTGTAGTATTTATGCCAGGCTGGCAACAAGCTAGAGGATGCAGAATTGAATATGAAATAGCTGTGTCTTATGGCAAATTTGTTAAAATAGTTTAAAAAAAATTAAAAATATATAAATAGGAGGTAGTCGTTATGGCTAAGAAAAATAATGAAGTAAAAGAAAATGAAGAATTAAAGGAAAATGTTGTAACAGAAGCAATAGAAAATGAAGAAGTTACAAGTACAGGAGAAACAGCAGAAGAAATAAAAGCTGAAAGTGTAGAAGCACCTGCAGTTGAAGAAGATGCAAAAGTTGAAGAAAATGAAGATAGCACAGAAGAAAATACAGAGGAGCAAGTAAAAGAAAATATTGCAATTGCAAATACTTCTTTTAATGACAAATATACTGGTACTAAATATGAAGAAGGTACAGAATTTGTTATAGTAGATGAAGAAGTGAAAACAGAAAAAATATCTGATAAAAAATATAAAATATCAGCTAAAAGAGCAGAAGAAATAAAAGCTAAAGGTTTTATTGATTAAATTGATTGTTAAAGAACCAAAAGGTTCTTTTTTTATGCGACCAAACACTGATGTCTTTAAAAGCTTGTGTATATAGTCATTTCAAGACTTTAAAAAGTAGGAGGTAGTGAAAAATGGATGGAACAAACAACACAAATAATAATGTGAATAATAATTCAAATCCAAATGCCCAAAACACTACAGGGCAACAAACAAATCAAAACGCAAATCAATCATCTAATGGAGTTGTAGATTATGCAAAAATCCAAGAAATGATAGATGGTAGAAATGCAAAAACAGAAGATAGTGTATTAAAAAGCTATTTTCAAAAACAAGGTTTGAGTGCTGAAGAAATGGAAAGTGCAATAAGTGCTTTCAAAGCTCAAAAAGCAAATCAAGCTAATGCTCAAAATAAAGAGTTATCTGATGCCCAAGCATCTTTACAAAAAACTCAATTAGAAAACCAAAGATTGAGAATAGAAAAGAAAGCATATGATTTCGTTGATGATCTTAATATTGATAATAAAACTATGCCATATTTATTAAAAATGGCAGATTTAAGCAATTGTGTTGATAAAGATGGAAAAGTATTAGAAGACACTTTAAAAACTGCACTAGAAAAGGTCATAACTGATGTACCAGGATTAAAAAAACAAGTTCAAGGAACTGTTGGTATAACAGTAGGTGCAAACACTAATAATGGAACAAATTCAAATAATGGTGCATTTGATTTTGGATTTACTGGTGTAAGACCAAGAAAAAATTAAAAAAGAAAGGATGATATAAAATGGCTTTTGAACAAACAGGCTTAAATTATGCTAAAGAATATTCACAAGCTTTAGCTCAAGCATATCCATATACTTTATTTTTTGGTGCATTATGGAATGCTGTAAAACCAGATGTTAAATTTTTAAGAAATGACACAGTAATACTACCAAGCTTATCAGTAAAAGGTAGAAAAAATGGAGATAGAAATTCTATCGGAACTTTTGGAAGAAACTTCAATAATGATGAAGAACCAAAGAAATTAAAAACTCACAGAACTTGGGATACATTAATTCACCCAAGAGATATTGATGAGACAAATCATGTTGCTACAATTCAAAACATTACAAAAGTTATGAATGAAGAGCAAAAATTCCCAGAAATGGATGCTGAAATGATAACAGCATTATATTCTTTAAAAAATGCAATAGAAGCAATTACAGAAGGAGATATTCTTACAATAGGAAATGTATTAACAAAGTTCGATGAATTAATGGATAAAATGGATGAAAAAAGAGTACCTGCATCAGGAAGATTACTATATACAGATACATATACAAAAACACTAATTGATACAGCAAAAGAAGCTTCAAGAAATCTATCAGCACAAGATACAGCCGTTGCTAGAAAATTAGATAGAATTGGAGAAGTTGAAGTTATAGGTGTTCCAACAACTGTAATGAAATCTGCTTACAACTTTACAGATGATGGATTCGAAGTTGCTGAAGGTGCTAAAGATGTAAAAATGATGTTAGTTCATCCATCTGCAGTTATTCCAGTAATTTCTTATGATTTTGCACAATTAGGTGCTCCAAGTTCATTATCACAAGGTAAATGGACATATTTCGAGGAATCTTTTGAAGATGTATTCATCTTTAATAAAAAACACGATGCTATTCAATTCTATATAGAAAAATCAGCTTAGGAGTTGATGTTATATGAGCAATTATGCAGATATAACTTATTATCAAAATACCTATAAAGGTACAACAATTCCTAAAGATGAAATTGAAAAAAAGTTAAAAGAAGCAAGTATGCATATTGATACTTTAACTTATAATCGTATTGTTGGAAGAAAGTTTGAAAATTTAACCAAATTTCAACAAGACATTATTCAAGAAGTTGTATGCAAACTTGCTGATTTTGAATATGAAAATGAAGATTTATTAAAAACAATGTTGTCTAGTTATGCAATAAACGGTGTATCAATGAGTTTTGGAGAAAATTGGAATGTACAAATTCAAAATGGTGTTGCTATTCCAAAGGATTATTATTGTTTATTAGGACAAACAGGATTAACTTGTAGAAATTTGAGGTGTTAAAATGGTTTATCCAAGATTAGTAAGAAAACAAGATTGTAAAACAGATATTCATGTTGTTTTATATGAAGAAGGAACAACAGAAGAAGGCGAGCCAATAATTGCATTGGAAGATGATCTTAAATGCAATTATCAAGATAAAGCTAAAAGAGTGCTAACCGCAGAAAAAGTTTTAATACAATTAACTGCAAAAGCATATTTTGTTGGCGATATTGCTCCAAGTCTTTCTGTTATTTCTGGAGGTAAAGTAACTATATTTGGAGAAACAAGACAAATATATCAAGGAACAAAAGCAAGAAATCCTGATGGAAGTGTTAATTATACTGAATTGGAGATTATGTAATGAAAGTAGTAACTTCAAGAGTTAAATTAAACACATCTAAAATTAAACGATTAGATAGGGCAACTATAACCTCGTTAGAAAAGACAATGAGTGCTTTACATACTGAAGTTGTAAAAGCCCAAGTAATGCCTTTTGATACTGGAAATATGCAGAATGATAATACATATGAAGATTATTCAAAAAGTAGCAAAGGACAAGTAAGTTTGATAACTTCTACACCATATGCTAGAAGAATGTATTATCATCCTGAATATAATTTCCAAACAACAGAAAATCCAAATGCACAAGGTAATTGGTATGAACCATGGATAAGTGGAAAAAACAAGAATTTTTGTAAAAAAGCATTTTCACAATTTTATAAAAAGGAGGCTGGTTTGCAATGATAGGATTGGCTGATATAAAAGATTGGCTAAAAAAACTTGATACAATATCAGTTTCTGATATAAAGAATATGTCTGTAAAGGAATTAAATGAACTAACAATAAAACAACTTTCAAAAGATAGTTGTATTATTGCAGATAACTTTTATATAGGGAAATTAGATAATAAAAAAGAAAAATCCATAGGAGTATATCAATTAAAAACTAGCAACGAATCTAATGTTGCAATAGGTGGAATTGATAATACTAAAACAATGGAAAAATCAGTTAGTATTTTAATTCATTGGAATACTAATGCAAAAGAAACAGAAATGAAGGCTCTTGAATTATATTATAAATTATTAAAAGCAAGAAACTTCGAAATAAATAATTTTAAAATAAATTATATTAGGTTGCTAGTACCTGAACCAATAGATGTTGGAACTGACAGTAAAAACATTTATGAAAGGGTTATACAAGCAACTTTTTATTATGAGAAGAAGGAGGAATAGCCAATGGCAACTGTAACAAGTGGAGTATATCCAGTATTTGATAATGTATTTAAAATTGGTATAAAAGGAAAAGAATCTGCAACTCCAGAAGATATGAAAACAATTGCAGATTGTGAGACATTCTCTTTGTCAATGGACAATAATGTAGAAGAATGGACACCAATGACTACAGAAGGTTGGATAAGAAGAATGCAAACAGGAAAAGGATTCGCCATCAGTATTTCTGGAAAAAGAAATGTTGGAGATGAAGGAAATGACTATGTTGCATCTAAACTATTTTCAACTGGAAAAGATGTTGAGTCTGTGTTTGAATGGGTATTTGCAGATGGTACAACTGTTAAATTCGATTGCTTAATATCTGTAAGCAATGCAGGAACAGGAGATAGCACAAATGTTGCACCTTTAGAATTTGAGGTTATGTCAAATGGAAAACCAACTGTAACACCAGCAGGATAAAAAAAGCCTCAGTAGTTATCTACTGGGGCAATTTTTTTTTATAAAAATTAATAATTGGAGGGATTTTTAATGTCAGTTATAGATATTAGTTCAAAATTAGGAATAGAAAAAGCTACGATTAAGTTAGCAGAAGGAAAAGTTTATGAAGTAGATACAAGTGCGGATAACTATTTACTTGTTCAAGAAAAAATACAAAATAAAGAATTTTCAATCAATACAATGTACGAAATGATTGAAATGTTAATGGGAAAGGATGCTTTAGAAGAAATAAAAAATATGAAACTTTCAATAAAAGGCTTAAAAGCTGTAATTACAGCTTTATCAGCAATAGTAAGTGAAGTGGAATACGAGGAAATGGAGAAACGATTTCAATAATCCATCAACTTACGATACCTGGTATGACTTATTTGAAGATTGGGATCTAATAGAAAGTTCATTTGCACAACAATATGGAATTAGATTAAGAAAAAAAATAAGTGATATGGAATGGGGAGAATTTACAAGCCTTTTAGCAGGACTTAATGGGGAAACAGCTTTAGGAAATATAGTAAGAATTAGAAGCGAAAAAGATCCTGAAGCATTAAAAAGATTTACTCAAGAAGAAAGAAAAATAAGAAGCAAATGGCTAAATAAAACCGCTTCTCAAATAACGGAACAAGATTATAAACAAGCAATGGAAAACATAAAAAATATGTTTAAAAATATGGCATAAAAAGGCAGGTGAGATAAATGAGCACAAATGTAGGTGAAATAGATTTAAGTCTAATATTAAATAGTGATAAATTTAGTTCACAATTAAAAAAGGTAGATTCACAGGCTAATACAGCTTCTTCTAAAATCTCATCAACATTGTCTAAAATAGGAAAAGCTGTTGCAGTAGCATTTTCTGTAACAGCAGTAGTTAACTTTGGAAAAGAATGTTTAAAGGTAGCAACAGAAACATCAAATGCATGGATAGGGTTAAATTCTATACTTGTTGGTCAAGGTAAAAGTTTTGAAAAAGCAAAAAGTTTCATAAATGATTATATTTCTGATGGACTTGTACCTCTTAATAATGCAGTAACAACATATAAAAATTTAGCATCAAGAGGATATAGTTCAGAACAAATAGAAAAAACGATGACAGCTTTAAAGAATAGTGCAACATTTGGAAGGCAAAGTACATATAGTTTGGGCGAAGCAGTACAAACCGCTTCTGAAGGTTTAAAAAATGAAAATAGTATATTAGTTGATAACGCAGGTGTAACAAAGAATGTTGCAAAGATGTGGGAAGACTATGCAAAATCTATTGGAAAAACAACAAATCAATTAACGAAACAAGAAAAAATACAAGCAGAAGTAAATGGAATATTACAAGAAACAAAATTCCAAAGTAATGATGCTTCTATATATACAAGTACTTATTTAGGAAAACTAGCAATGTTGTCACAAGCATTTACAACAATGAAAACAGCAATAGGAAATGTAATACAGCCAATTGCAAAATTATTTATTCCTATTATTACATCAGCAGTAAATGCAGTAACAAAACTATTTACAGCACTTTCAGGTTTAATGTCTTTATTTGGACTAAAAGCTGATAGTGTAGAAACCGTATCTAGTGGAATTGCAGGTGTTGCAACTAGTGCTGACAATGCTTCAGATGCTGTTGGAGGAATTGGAGATAGTGCTTCAAGTTCGGCAAAAAAAGTAAAAAAATCATTAGCAGGATTTGATGAAATAAATAAATTAGATGACAATAGTGATTCAGGAAGTAGCGGTTCAGGAACTTCGGCAGGTGGTATGTCAGGAATAACTGATACATTAGATGTGTCAACTACTATTAAAGAAGATACAACAGCTTTTAATGAATTAATTGAAAGAGTAAAAGAATTAGTAAATTTATTTAAAAGTGGATTTAACATTAGTTTTGGAGATACAAATTTTGATGGAATATTAAAACATTTTGAAGGGATAAAAACAGCAGTAAAGGATATTTTTTTAGATGCAGATGTTCAAACTTCAGTAAACCAATGGCTTAATACATTATCTTATTCTTTAGGTCAAGCTGTAGGAGCAGTAGCGAGAATAGGAACGAATATTGCTGAAGGTTTAATTGGAAGTATAGATACTTATTTATCACAAAATGTTGATAGAATAAAAAGCTATATAACTAATATGTTCAATATTTCAAGTAAAGATATTAAGCTAACAGGAGAATTTTGGCAAGCATTAGGAGAAATATCAGATATATTTAAAGGAGATACAGCAAAGCAAATTGGAGCTGATATTATTGCAATGTTTGCAAATCCTTTTATGAGTGTGGTTGAAGTATGTTCAAAGTTTGTAACAGATTTAAAAGCTGTATTGTTACAACCTATTATAGATAATGTAGATAAAATAAAAGGTACATTTGAAAATTTATTAAAACCAATTCAAACAATAACAGGAACTTTAGCTGAAGCTTTTACTTATGTGGGTGAAAAGTGGAATGAAATATATGATACTTATATGAGTCCCTTTATGGAAAGTCTAAAAACAGGATTAAGCGACACATTTGGCAAATTTTTAGATGTATATAATGAATATGTAGCACCATTTATAGAAAATTTAGCAACAAATATTTCAATATTATGGGAAGAACATTTAAAACCTTTTGTAGATAAGGTTGGGGCTTTTATAGGATCAGTAATTTCAGCAATTCAAACTTTATGGGAATTATGGTTAAAACCTTTAATTGATTGGATTGTAGAAAATATTATTCCAGTTTTAGTTCCAATTTTTGAAAGTATATGGAATACGATAACTACTGTATTTGGTTCTATTGCAGATACAATAGGAGGAATTATTGATACTTTTAGAGGATTAATAGACTTTATTGTAGGGATTTTTACAGGGGATTGGAATAAAGCCTGGGAAGGTATAAAAACATTTTTCTCTGGAATTTGGGATGCAATAAAAGGAATTGTTTCTACTGTATGGAATGCAATTAAAGGTATTATAGAAACAGTAGTAAATATTATAAAAGGAATTATTACAACAGTATTTAATGCGATAAAAACAGTAATATCAAATATATTCAATGCAATAAAAAATACAGTAACAAATATATGGAATGGAATTAAAAATGGTATAGTAAATGCAGTAAATAGTATAAAAAATGGTATTGTTAATGCCTTCCAAACCGCATACAACAAAATAACTTCTATATTTAAAAATATTGCAAGTTTCTTTAGTGGTATATGGAATAGTGTAAAAAATACATTTAGCGAGTTAGGAACAAAAATTGGTGATTCAATAAGTGGTGCAGTAAAAAGTGGAATCAATGGTGTTCTTGGAATGATTGAAGGAATTGTAAATAAATTCGTAAACATGATAAATGGTGCAATTGATGTAATTAATGCAATTCCAGGAGTAAATATTGGAAAACTAAACCAATTAAATATTCCAAGACTTGCACAAGGTGGATATGTAAAAGCTAATACACCTCAATTAGCAATGATTGGAGATAACAAGCATCAAGGAGAAGTTGTTGCACCTGAAGATAAAATGTTGGAAATGATATTAACAGCATTGAAGATGTTTAAAGAACAGGGTGATTCTCCAGATGATAATGATCAAGACATAAATGTTAATGTATTTTTAGATGGAGAATTAATTCAAAGAAGAAGCCAAAAGAGAAATGATAGACTAGCACTAGCAACTAATGGGAGGTGTTACTAATGATATATAGTGGAGATTTATTAAAATTAAATGGAAAAACATTTAATTCTATTATTAGTTATAAATTGGGAAGGAACAAATTATGGAGTTCAGACACAGGAAGAAATATGGCAGGAAGTATGAAAGGCTCTTTAGTAGGTAACTTCCCTAAAATTATGCTAGAAATAGAACCATTAGATGCAGAAGAAATGTCAGAATTAGAAGTAATATTAGATTTACCTTCAATAGAAGTAGAATATTACAACAATAAATATAAATGTACTTGTACAGCAGATTATTATGCAAATGATTATGAAGAGGATTTATTAAGAAGAACAGATATGAAGTATAAATCATTTACTGTAAATTTAATTCCAAATGAAAGGGAGGATAAGCATGTTAAAAACATCTGATACATTTAAAAGCAAAATGAAAAAGTACGGAAAACAAATAAATATGCTTTTGAATTTTGGTAAAACAACTATTGATAAAACTTATATAAAAAGTGCAGAACCTTCCGTAAACGGCGAATTATTTACTTCTATAATGAGACAATTAACATTAGAAGTAGAAAATTATACATCAATAGAAGTAGACAAAATATTAACAGTAAAACAAGTTAATGAAAGCAAAGTTAGAAGTATAAATAATACTAGAGTAAAGTATATGGCAACAGATTTAGATAAATCATATTCGGTAAAAGAAGTTAATGAAATGACTACAGGAATGTTATCAAGTACAAGAGTAAAATATTTAATAGAAAAGGAAAGCAGAGAAAATATAGCCTCTGCTTCTACTATTAATGTAAAACTTGGTGTAAGAATATCAGAATTTGAAGAATATGAATATGTAGATTATGGAGAATATGTTGTTTATGACAAAGAAGATGTTGTGGATAAAAATTCAACAAAATTATATTTATTCGACCATCTGATAGATACTCATATAAAATATGATGATGATCCTTTAACTTTAAATTATGAAGATGAAGAAATAACTGTACTTATGCTTTTACAAGCAATATGTAACAAATTTGATTTCACATTAAAAACAACAGATTTTGTCAATGCTAATAAAAGAATATATGAGGATAAATATGCTGGTCTAAATTTAACATATAGAGATATATTAGATGAAATTTCAGCCGTAGCAGGTGGATTTATAAAGATATTCAACAAAGATTTATATGTAGCATATCCAGAAGAAACTGGCGAAACTATTGATGAAAATGATTTAGAAAAACTAACAATAGGGAAACAAGTTGGGGCTTTTAATTCTTTAGTTTTGGGAAGAAGTCCACAAGAAGATAATATATATTATCCAGAAAATATAGAAAGTGAAAATAGAAAAACAATTAGAATTGATAATAATCAAATAATGGACAAAAATAGAGAAGATTTTATTGTAGACATTTATAATAAAATAAATGGTTTGCAGTATTATGTTTTTGAGTTCACAAGTTTTGGATTTGGATATTTTGAGTTTGGTGATATTGTTACTCTAAAAAACTTAAAAAACGAAGAATTTAAAACTATAATATTCAATATAATTGAAAATATTGATTCTGGAATAAAAGGTAAAAGTTATACTGAAGAAACTAATTATTCAGAAACGAAATACGAATATGCAACAAGCATTGAAAAAAGACTTACAAATACAGAAATAATTTGTAATAAACAAGAAAATCAAATTAAATTGTTAATAGAACAACAAGGAGAAACTGATAGTAAAGTTAATTCTATTACAATGGATTTAGAAAGCACAGAATTAAAAATTCAAAGTGTAGAAGATGGAACAAAAGAACAATTTGAAAGTTTAAAACAAACATTAGAAGGGCTTACTAATACAGTTTCTTCAACAGGTGGAGGAAATATTTTCTCTTATTCTTCAGAAAATTTTAGTGGAAATATTGAAGAATTTTCAAATACAGAGGTAAAAAATAATTCAGTTAGTGGACTTGGATACAAATTAAAAGTTGGAACATCAAAACAGGTAGTTCAAGTAAAAAATGGAATATATACAGTTAGTTTCCTTTACAAAAAAATAACTGAACTTGCAAAAGGTTATATTAGCATAAATGAAGAAAGTTGGAACATTGAAAGTACAGGAAATCAATTTAAAGAAAAGACATTTGTAGTTGAGGTAACTTCTAATTCGTTGGAATTTGAAGTTTATTCTGATACTGATGATGCCTTTATTTTATGTGATTTAATGGGAAATTTAGGAGATATAAAACAAACATGGACACAAAATGCTAATGAAACAATTACAGATACTGTACAAATAGGTAAAGGAATAAAAGTAAAATCTAGCACAAAAAATACGGAATTAAAAGCAGATGCAGATGGTGTAAGAATAGATAATGTTAATACTAATGAAACCGTAGCAGAATTTACAGACAAAGGAATGGAAACAGAAGAAATGGTCGTAAGAGGAAAAGCACAAATATCAGGAATGTTAATTCAACAAGTAGATTCGCAAATATGGTTAAGTAGTTTATTATAGGAGGTGTAGAAGATGGCTTTATCAGGAAGTTTTAGTAATTCAATAGTTAGCGGTCATTATGTAGTAAGAGGAGTTTGGAGTGGTGTACAAAGTATAAGTGGAAATTATACAGATGTTACATTATCGGCTTATTTAGACACAGATTATAGATTGTCGGTTGGCTCAAGAAGTGATGCAAACTCATCAATTAATGGTGATTCTTCTAATTTTACTGCACCAAGTATATCAAAATCTAGTAGTGGAAGTTGGAGTACATATACATTATTAAGTTCAAGAACTGTTAGGGTTTACCACGGAACTGATGGTAAAAAGTCAATAGGTTTATCAATCAAATATCCTATTAGAGCAACAATAAGTGGAACATATTATGATACTATAACAGCATCAACAACAGTAGAATTAGATACTATTCCAAGATATTTGAATAGTATTAATATTTATAATAATGGTAGTGCGTTAAACTCAATTTCAATTAAATGGACATGTGATCCACAAAGAGATTATACACAATATTCGCTTAATGGTGGCGGATGGACAGATGCAGGAGATTCTGTTGCAAGTGATGGAAAGAGTGGAACATTTACTATAGGAGGATTATCTCCAAATACATCATATAATGTAAAAGTAAGGTTAAGAAGACAGGATAGTGGTTTGTGGTCAGAAAGTGGAACAATAACAATAACTACCAAAAACAAAGCAACAATAACAAGCCCAAGTGACAATTTTAGTTTAAATAGTGATAATTCTTTAACAGTAAAATGCAGTAATCCAAGTGGAAATCAAATTGCTTATTTTTTAGATTGTCCAAGTGGTACAAGAAGATTAACAACCAACAAAACAACAAATACAAGTTATACATGGTCTGCATCACAAATTTTGTCTATGTTACAATATTTTCCAAATAGTAATTCAAGTTCAATCAAAGTTGGTGTAATTACTTATGGTAATTCAGAGTATTACAGCGAAAAAGTTGGTACTTTAAATGTAGTAAATAGTAATCCTTCTTTTAGCAATTTTACTTATCAGGATGTAAATAATACAACAATAGCATTAACAGGAAATAATCAAACAATAATAAAAGGATATTCTAATGTAAGAGCAACAATATCAACAGCAAATAAAGCAGTTGCAAAAAATTATGCTTCAATGAGTAAATATAGATTTGTAATTGGTAGTCAGCAAGTAGATGTAAATTATTCATCTACAGCTAATGTGCAAGCAACTATAAATTCAGCAAAAAGCAATATATTTACCATGTATGCAATAGATAGTAGAGGAAATAGTACACCAAAACAAATTTCTCCATCTACTTATATTGATTATTCAGCTGTTGCTATAAATAAAGTAGAAGCGATTAGAGAAAACGGAATCGGTTCTGTAGTAACACTTATTTTTAATGGCTCTATATGGGAAGGAAGTTTCGGTTCAGTATTAAATGCTATAAAAAGTTGTACATATAAATATAGAGAAACAACATCACAAACCTGGATAACAGGACAAACTGTATTAACACCTGTAAGAAATGGAAAATTATTCTCCTTCGAAGGATTAATCAAAGGCGATTTAGGAGCAAATGGATTTGATATAAACAAGTCTTATGTAATAGAAGTAATAATATCTGATAAATTAACAACAGACAAATATGACTTTGTATTAGGAAGCGGAAAACCAGGAATAGCAATAACCAAAAATGGCGTTGCTGTAAATGGAATGTATAATGAAGCTTTAGGTGGAGCATTACAAATTTGGAATGGTGATGTTTATATAAACGGAACAAAAATAAATTAAAGGAGGAATAAAAGAATGTCTAAATTTACAGATTTTTTAAATTTATTCATGTGGGATACTAACAACTCAGAAGATTTAGATTCTAGTTATGATATAGATAGAGCAAACAATGATAACTGGAAAAAAATCGATGACAAAATGAAAGAAATAAATGATGGAAAAGTAGATAAGGTAGATGGTAAGGACTTGTCTACAAATGATTATACAGATGAAGAAAAAACAAAATTAGAAGGGTTAAGCAATTATGATGATACAACAGTAAAGAATAGTATTAATACTAACAAAACTAATATAGCAACAAATACTGCAGATATAAAAACATTAAAAACAGCAGTTGCTGACATAGAAGATGAAATTGACAATATAAGTTCTACAAGAGGACATATATATACAATTAGGAGAAAAATATCAAGCAATACTTCTCCAACTTGGGAAAGATTAGATGATGCAGTAGGATTAGTGGCTAATGCTACTAAAAATGGTGGAACTGTACAAAACGATTTTGATAATCTTTCTCCTTGGAAGGATATTATTTCATTTAATTTAGACTTAACTACAGGTAAGAAAAATGCTTACTTTGGAGATGTAGACTTTGCTTTTGATGGAAGCAATGGAGATGTATATACACATATTCCTACATTCTGGTTAAAAATATGGCAAGAAAATGATTATATGTATATTTCAATAGCTGATTATAGTAGAGTCGGATATATAGAAATAAAAGAATTTGATATTGCAAGATATTTAACTGGTGTTGGTGATGATGGCTTATTACATAGTTATAGTGGAATTGCTGGAGCTGATTTCAAAAGTATAGTTGCTTATAGAAATTTAGTTAAAAATCTAGGTGATGATTATTGCTTAATGGATTGGAGATATTTTGCAATACAATGTTTGTATTTGGTAGAATATGCAACATTTAATTCGCAAACAGCATTAGGTAATGGTTGCTCTTCAATGAGACACAATAATGGAGATGTTGCATTAGTAGCAGGAACAAATACAAATAAATTTATTGTAAATACAACAGCTGGTAATACTTTTATAGTAGGACAACAAGTAAGAATTGGTTCATATGATAGTGCATCATCTGTAATGAGAACTATAACAGCAATAAACAATTATGAAGAAGGGGAAACAACAGGAAAAGAAATTGTATTAGATGAAGCGGTAGAAAATATAACTTTAACAACTACAATTTGGACATGTGTTCAATCTGCAGGGCAATGCGACGAATTAGGAATGAAGTCAGGATGTTTAATAAACGACAGTAAACACAATGTAATTTATAGAGGAATAGAAGGAATACACTCAAATATATTTCAATTTGTAGATGGTATAAATATAAAGGATAGAGTAGCTTATATTTGTTATGATCCATCAGAATATGTTAGCGATAAATTTGATGAACCTTATGAGGCATTAGGATATACAAATGCAGATACTGATGGTTATCCTAAAACATTGGGCTTTGACATAAATCATCCACTAATACAATTCCCTACAGAAATTGGTGGTGGAACAACAACAGGAGTTACTGATTATTATTATCAGGCAACAGGAAACAGGGTTGCTCGTGTTGGCGGTCTTTCGTTCAACGGTGCTAGCGCTGGTTGTTGGTTTTGGGTTTTGAACTTCGTTTCTTCGTTTGCGTATTGGACTTGTGGGGCTCGTGTTCTTAAACACCAGTAAAACAGGGGTCTGGGGGCGGTCAGCCTCCCAGCTAATTTAACTATATTGTAGAGTAGTTATTTTTTATTTTTAAATTTAGTATAATAAATGGCAAGGGATTTGGTGTGTAGCAGTCCAGCTTTTCTTTGCGTTTTGGAGGGTTGCTCGTGTTGGCGGTAATTCGAACAACGGTGCTAACGCTGGTTGTTGGTATTGGAATTTGAACAACGTTTCTTCGAATGCGAATTGGAATTGTGGGGCTCGTGTTTTTATTTTTGAAAATAATAATTTTACAGTACACATCATCTTCCACAGCCCTTGCTGAAAATTAGTCGAACTGGACTGGCTTAGTAGTTTCTTTTAAATGAAAGGTCGGTAGACAAAAATAAGATAACCAGGAGTAATATGAAAACAGCTAAAAATATTTATACTAAAATTACAGATAAGAATAATATTTATAAAGCTATATTAAATGCTTCAAAAGGAAAAAAGAACAGGGAAAATGTAAAAGATGTAATAAATAATATTACATTTTATGTTGATGATATATATAATAAACTTTCAAAAAAGATGTATAATCCCAGACCATATATAGAAATGAAAATACATGATGGAGTTAGAAAAAAGGAAAGAATTATATATAAACCTTGTTTTTATCCTGATCAAATAGTTCATTGGGCATTAATGCAACAAATAGAACCTTTTATAATGAGAGGTATGTACGAATATTGTTGTGGCTCAGTAAAAAATCGTGGAATAATGCATGGACTGAAATACTTAAAAAAGATACTTGTCAGAGATAGAAAAAATACTAAATACTGTTTGAAGCTAGATATTAAAAAGTTTTATCCAAGTATAAATCAAAGTATTTTAAAAAGAAAATTCTTGAGAATTATAAAAGATAGGGACACATTAGATTTAATTGACAAAATAATAGATAGTGCAGAACAAGGAGTCCCTATTGGAAATTATACTTCACAATGGTTTGCAAATTTCTTCTTACAAAATTTAGATCATTATATAAAAGAAGAATTAAAAGTTCCATATTATTTAAGGTATATGGATGATATGGTGCTATTTCATAGAAACAAAAAAGAACTACATAAAATAAAGGATAAAATAGAAGCATATTTGAAAAATGAAGACTTATTATTAAAAGAAAATTGGCAATTATTTAAAGTTGATTCGAGACCAATAGATTTTTTAGGATATAGATTTTATAGAGGTTATACTACTTTACGAAAAAGTAATTTTTTAAGAATAAAAAGAAGATATAAAAAGATATCAAAAAAAGGAAAAATTACTTATAAAGATGCGAGTGCATCATTAAGCTATTATGGGTGGTTAAAGCATTGTGATTCATACAATTTTAATCAAAAATATGTGAAACCATATGTAGATTTAAATAAATGTAAAGGAGTGATAAAATATGAAAGCAGAAAGCAACTTACAACCAAATAATAAATTTGAAATAGAAAATATAATTGATGGTAAGTGTGAAATTGTGTTTTTTGATAATATTCAAGAATTAGAAGCATTAGAAAACAATGAAAAAAGATATTCATATGATACATACAGAATAAAAGTTAATTATAGAGATGAATTGGAACAAGAATTAAATGATAATCAAGAAAAATATAATAAATGGCTAGAACTTGCAAAAAATACAGAATATAATGAATTAGCTTCAAAGGTAAGAGCAGAAAGAAACAAATTATTAGCTGAAACAGACAAAGAAATGTGTCTTGATAGAATGGGATTAGATATTCCAGATAATATAACAGCTACAAACTTGTTAACCGTAGTAATAAAAGTATTTAAAGCATTAAGAGAAATATTGATTGGCAAAAATGCTAAATATAGACAAGAATTGAGAGACTTAACAAAACAAGAGGGATTTCCATATAATGTTGTGTTTCCAACAAAACCTGACTCAAAAGAAAGCGAGGAATAGTTTATGGATGAAAAATACTTGCAAATGATAGTTGAGGCTGTTCAAAGTGTAAAGTCTGCACATCATAGAATAGATACGATAGGAACAGAAGTGCATCACAGAATTGACAAAATTGAGTCTGAAGTATCTGAAATAAAAGAATTGACTATTGCAGTTAAAGAAATAGCAATGGAAACAAAAGCAACAAGAGAAGATGTAAATAAAATGGATAGCAGATTAAATACACTTGAAGAAAAACCAGCGAAAAATTGGGATAATCTAAAATGGGTAATTATAACTCGGAATTGCAACAGCAGTTCTGGGTTATTTTTTAGCTAAATTAGGGTTATAGAAAGGAGAGCAATTTATGAAAGAGAAAATTGCAAAACTTATAAATGTTAAAAGTTTAGTAACATTAATATTAACTTTAGTAGTAGCTTATAAAGCTATAATGGGACAAATGGATATTGAACAAATATATTTAATGATCATAGCATTTTACTTTGGAACTCAATTAAAAGAAAGTAAATCAGAATAATACCGTAAAAAAATTACGGCATTATAAAAATACTGGAAGAAATTCGAAAAATCTTCCAGTATTAATTTTTATAAAGAAAGGATGATTTTTATGTCAGAAAAAGTAAAAGCAACAATTAGAAATGAAAAAGATGAAAGACAAGATGTTGAAATTTTAATTGATGATATTGAATTAACACCTGAAATGGAAGCAGAATTAACAAATGGAAATGGAGGGGAAGAATAATGGGTACATTTTCAAAATTATGTGATTTGATAATGGAGGCAAGTCCTTCAAATTATACTGCAAAAAGAACTAATACAATAAATAAAGCTACACCACACCATGTTGCAGGTTGTTTAACTGCAGAACAAATAGCAAGAATATTTCAAAATCCAAACAGAAAAGCATCAGCAAACTATGGAATAGGAATTGATGGAAAAATAGTTGGTATAGTTCCTGAAGAATCTAGAGCATGGACTTCAAGTTCTCCATCAAATGACCATCAAGCTATAACAATTGAGGTTTCAAATGACCAAGTAGGTGGAGATTGGCATATATCAGATTTATGTATTGAAAGATTAATAGATTTAATTGTTGAAATTAGATTAAGAACTAAACAAGAAATTTATATTTATGATGGAACTGCTAATGGAACAATAACAAGACATAATATGTTTGTTGCAACAAGTTGTCCAGGTAGTTACTTACAAAGTAAATTACCTTATATAACAGAAGAAATAAATAAAAGAATAAAAGAGGGAATAGCTCCTGTTGAAGTTCCAATAATTCAAGCACCTACTAAAAGAAATGTTGGTGACATTGTAACTGTAACAGGTATATATGTAGCATCTAATTCTACTAATAGATTAAATCCTGCTAAAACAAGTGGAAAAATAACTAAAATAATTGCAGGTGCAAAAAATCCATATTTATTAGATAATGGAAATCTAGGATGGACAAATGATGGTTGTATAATAGATAATGCAATGACTAAACCTACAACAAATACTTCTATAACAACATATATAGTAAAAAGAGGAGATTGTTTATCAGATATTGGTGATGATTTGAATGTAAACTGGAAGGAAATTGCATCTTTAAATGGAATACACTCACCATATACTATTTATAAAGGGCAAAAATTGAAAATACCAACAGCTAATATAACAGCAAAAACAAATTTAAAATCAAATGAGGAAATTTGTAAAGAAGTATGGGCTGGAAAATGGGGCAATGGTGGAGATAGAGCATACAGACTTACACAAGCTGGTTATGATGCAAAATTAATTCAATCTATGGTAAACAAAGGTATAGGTAAATAAGAGGTATATAACTTGTTGGATAAAAAAATAAAACCGCTTAAATCGAATCCTCGTGGCTCGATTTTTTGCGGTTTTTTTATTTTTGTCTTATTATTGTATATTTTTTAATTTTTGTTGTATATTATATAGTATATCAAATGCTTCCTTACAAGTAGTATTATTTAAGTCAATATTTTGTATTTTCTTAATAATATTATCATAAGAAACATTTTGATTTGAAGGTGCTGGATTAGATATTACTTCATATTTAAAGTTTTGTGAATCTAGTAAATGTGTATATTTTTCTAATTTGGCGATTGGAAATCCACATTTTACTATTTCAGGACTTAGATCGGTTAGTTTTAATCCGATTGCTTGAGACACTTTTCTTGCATCTTCATTTAATATATTATAAAAAATTCCTACTTTGAAAATGTAGATTTTTTCAAAGTCTTTTTTCTTTAATTCTTCATACTGATTTAAAAGTTTGCTCATTTTTTTCTTTTTCCTTTCTTTCTAACAATAATATCTCCAATTTCACAATTAAATAAATCGCACATTTTTTCTAAAGTATCAAAGCGAATACTATTTGTTTCATTGTTCATCATTCGAGTAAGTGATTGATAACCTCCTTCCATATTTTTTACAAACCAATATTTTGTTTTCTTTTGTTTCTTTAATAAATCTTTTACTTGTAGTTGTATCAT